CGACCCCATTGGCATATCTGCCGCCAAGAGGAGTGCCTGAAATGAGGCCTTCGGCGGAGATCGCCAGGCCGGAAGGCAATGCCTTTGCGCTAAAGGTGCAGCCTGATACAGTAGCCTCAACCTGATAGGAATATGGCTGGCCCTTGACGGCAACAGGAAGATTCCAAATCAGGGATGTCTTCAGCTGTGGTCTTGCTGCCCATGTGTTCCCTAAAAAGCTGATAAGCCCACTTACCGATTTTCCGGTTGAATCAGTGCCAATAAGGAAAAACGAGAAGTCTCCAGACGTTGTAGGCGTTCCTGTTACAAGTGCTCTGATGCCATCGGTCGAAAGAGTTATCCCCGGAGCGGGTGACGTTGCGGTTGGATACCCGGCCTGGTTGTTCCCAGTAGAACGAGCAGGGTCAATCTGCCAGGTGAACGGGCCAACTCCGCCGACAGGGTAAATGATCCCCTGGTAAGCCACCCCTACAGCCGCATCTGAAAGGCTGCCATATAATGATGGGTATGCGGTATTCTCAACCGTGAAGTCTATCAAGATTTCATCAATGAGAGTATTGGCCTCAAAGTTGGCTGTACTGGTGGCGCTTGTTATTGCCACTTTTAGTGTGTACTGTCCGAACGAGTCGGCGGCGGGCGTGCCGGTGACCTCTCCGGTAGTACGGTTCATCACCAGGCCCTCGGGACCATTGACTATCCACCAATAATGGGCAACGCCATCGTTGTTGAGAACATTGAAGGTATATTTATAGGCTTGATTTATGGTAGCGGGAGGAATACCAACTAAGGGCAATTCTATGTATTTCCCGGTAACCTCCAGGATGAGGTCTCGCTGTGCTGTGCTGCCGCTAGCATCAGCTACGCGAATCGTTACAAACTGCTTGCCAATCACAGCTGTTGCTGCGTTACAGGTAACCCATCCAGACTTCGATACGGCGAACCCAGTAGGGATGGTGCCGCCTATAACATCCCACTGGTAGGGGTTGGCGGGTGTGATCTGAGTATAAGTGGAAGTTCCTGGGCCAATGCCGGTAACATTGCCACCCATTGCCTTTAGCTGAAAGCCTGCATACCAGGCATCTCCATATTGATGGGATGGTATGACAAGCGTTTCCAGCTCTATGGGCTTGTTCTGCTTGGGATCGTTGGGGTCGATGACATACAGCTCCCCGTTAAATGCGTAAGACCCTCCAACCGCTAGGGGGGATGTTGCAATTTTGATGATTGGATACCATGACCCGAAGGCCATCTCATACCCATCGACCACGATTCCATCCAACTTAGAGGCGTCTCCTCTCAATACGACGGCGCTGTTATAGTCGTTTGGTCGATATAAAACACAATCTGGATCCACGTAGATAACGGAGGGGACGGCTACGTTGTAGTCCCCGGCAAAACTAGAATCCTGGACAGGGTACACCAAGGTATTCTCATTCCCTTGGATCGTCATCCTTGCTCCTACTTCAAGGTATCTCTTGATGCGGCAGTTGCCGGCAATTTGTACAACGTTTGTTTTCCCAACGAACCACTTGCCCACTCTCTCTACGCTGTTCATCGCGAACACAACGTCTAGGGCTTTCTGAATGGACGGGTAGTCGTCAGCGATTCTGTTGCTGACGCACCCGAACCAATCCGCCATGACATTGCCAGAAAAGGCCCGCCGCCACACGCCGTTAGCGCTGGGGGCCGTTTCTCCGACCTTGCCGAGAAAGCCCACCAGGTTGCCCCTGGTTCCGTCATAGGGGACGGTCGGCGAGATGAACAGGCCGCCATCATGTAACGACCTAGGAAGATCAGGCTCCCACTGAAACAGGCCGCCGCCGGGTCCGGCTTCGAGCGGCGATGGCAGCGCTATGGCTGCTTCATTGTGATTGACGTAGTATTGCTTGACAAGAACGGCATTGGTTGTAGGCGCAGTTTGCAGGCCAATAATTGAGCTAACTGACGCTATCCCGGATGGACCCTGTGGTCCCAGGTGGATCAGCTCCACCACCTCCACGCCAGCTTCCTGCACAATCTCGATCGCCACCTTGGAGGATCGAACCGTCGTGATGGGTCGTCCGCCAATGTCGGTCTGAAGTACCTCCACGCCGTGGAGGAAGTTAGTTGGCATTGTGGAGGAGCCTCCTGTTGGATTGATTCTAGGCCGAAGCCATCAGCACCCACTGCTGCGACGACGCAAACGTCGTTGCAGCGCTCTCCCAAGCCGTCGCGCTGAATGAATCGTCCGCATCACCGATAATTGCATTTCCATTTACACAATTTGCGCTGGGGCTCACTCAGTCTGTGAACCGCCCCATAGCCTCGCGATAAACTCGGCCGGAAAATTGAACTGCTCCGCCAGCACCAACACTTCGGTCAGCAGTGCCTCAGAAACCAGACCCAGGCTATTGGCGATAGCCCAAGAGTTGAGAAACACGCGAGCATCGCCGTCAGCTGCTTTGCCAAGTCCGACGCCAAGTCCGAGCCCCAGGGCTGGAGCCTGCTGCAGTGCCGCGCCTAGGAGTTGGTTGGTCGCAACGCTGGACTGCACCGCACCGCCAAACGCAACCCACTGCGGCTCTGGCGGGCCAGGGTGGAGCACCTCCACCACCTTCACGCCAGCTTCCTGCACAATCTCCACAGCGACGGCAGGTGCTTCGACAATCTCGATCGCCACCTTGTTGGTCATGGCGTCACCGGCTCGCTGTAATTCGGATCCAGGAAGGCGGTGCCTTCCAGCCAGTAGTAGCGATCACCCCCGGGCTCGATCACCATCAGATCCCACCGCCCGTCCTCCGTGATCAGCCGCGTCACCTGATATTGGATCACCAGTTCGAACAGGCCCGTTGCCTGGTCGATCCAATTGATCACACCATCAGCAAACTTTGTTGTGCGCTGGCGATCCCACACCTGCGCGACCAGTTGATAGCCGATGGCGATCAGCGGCACGCCTTCAGTCTTGAGCCGCATCCGCTGCCGGAACGTCCCACGCTGCGGAATCGTGATGTCATACCGCGCGGGCGTGATCATCGCCGGTCCTTGCGATGAAGCATCAGCAGCCACCCATCGTGCCCGTCAGGTTGCGGGTCACGCACATGCCAGGCCTTGCCACGCACCTCCACCTCGTCGCCCTGCTGCGGGCTCACCGGCAGGTCCGTCCTCTTCACCAGCAGAACCGGTTGAGTGGAGCGGACCTGAACTCCGGTGTCTTGGTCAAGGGCCACATAGCTGGCCTGGTAAACGCCGCTTGCTTGCCACTGCTCTCCCCGGCGGCGATAGGTGATGGGTTCCCCCATCACCCCGATCACCGCCGTGAGAGCACGGTTGGCCAGATCGGGCAGCATCAGACCACGAACTCGTTGAGACGCACCTGGGCGGTGGCGTCACTGGTGGCCTTGGCGGCGAAGAACACACCCACGTAGGAGTGACCGCTGGCCACCGGCGTGATGCGCTTGTTCGTGTTGTCCCAGTAGGCCTTCGCCCATTGTGTGGCATCAGTGCTCGCGCCAGTCGCGGCGGTCAGCCCGTAGACGCCCTCGGTGTGGATGTTGTCCACGTCCCCCTGGGCACCGCCGACGCTGCACACGCCGAACAGGCTGCCAACCAGCACGGCCTCGCCCGGATTGCGGGCGTAGGGCAGAGTCACAGGGACATAGCAGCCGTCCTGGACGTAGCCCAGGCCAGTTGCAGGATCAAAGCCTTTCATGGAGTCCTCTCGGTAGGGTGATCAGGAAGCCAGCGATCAGGCGCCGGACGATTTGTAAAACGCTTGATGCTGGGCCACCATGCAGCCAAAGTCGTGACGGAGGTAGGTCACGATGCCATCAGGATCGCGCTTGATCTCCGACTCGATCGTGGGCCCACCCTCGCCTTCCAAGCCGCCAAACACCACGCGATCCACACCAGGGTATTCGCCCACGATGTAATACTCTGTGGTGCCATTGGCGCCGTTGACGTCTAGCCGAGGCTCGACGATCGGGGTAAGTTTTCCAGTGAAGGGGTTGCTGTTGCTTGTTTGGGTTGATGTGATAGGAGCGTTGAATACCTCGAAAGTGGTCTCTAACGTGGTCGGCAGTAGAATGTACCGGGGAACAACATAGAGCGGGTTCTTTCCGGTGAAATCCTTCTGGTTCCGCATCTTCTGGCGAGCAGCGCTAATCCCTGCTACGCCAATAACGCCGGCACCCGTGTTGTTGTGGCTGGCGTCAAACAGAGCCTTGCCGTCGGCGGTGCACTTGGCGTTGCCGGTAATCAGGCCCCACACCAAGTTCGATTCCAGCACCGATGTGCCGCGAGCCAGGATTTCCACGGCTCGGGTGATGTAGCCCAGGTTGTCGTTGATGATGAGCCGGCGGCCGATCACCAGCTTCTTCCCGTACTCGGTCAGCTTCCAGGAGCCCTGTTGCTCCTGGATGGTGCCAGCCTTGTACTCGCCGTTCTCCTTGATCTCCTCGGGCAGGAGCTGACCGCCCACTTCCAGCTCCTTCATCTCGCGGAAGTCGGGCAGGTTCCGCTGGGTGGCAAAGGGCCGCCAGGTCTGCTGCTCCGGCGCATAAGCAGCCCTCAGGCTCACCCGCTGGATGGAGGCCATCAGCAGCGGGAAGTCGGCGGTGGCGTGCATCGCCCGAAGGGCGATCTCCGACCTATCCATCCCGCGATGGTTGATGCCCGCCAGCTCCAGGCTGTCGCGGCACAGATCGAGGAGGGTGCTGCTCCGGTATTCGCGGGCACCATCGTTCATCTCGCCGAGGTTGGCGCGGAACTTCAGGTGCTCCAGCTTCGCCGCAAAACGCTTCTCGCCGTGGTCGAGCGTCACCTCCACCCGGCTGGTGCCCGAGGTGGCACGTTGCTCACTGGTGGCGCGGGCGTCGATCAGCTGCATGCGAGCCTCGTCAAGGGCCACGCCATCGACAATGAGCTGGTGGGCCAGCTTTTCATCAACGCCCAGCTTGCGCGTGGTATCGAGGATCCCCGCAGTGCGGCGGCGCTCCTCGGCGCGGATCTGCTCGGCGCTCTGCACGTCGAAGCCCAGAGTCACGGTGGGCTCAGCACCACGGGCTTCGGCTCGGGTCTCAACAGCGATGTTGGGCGCAGCCTCAGCGGCCGCCGCCCCCTGGTTCAGTTCGTCCACGGATCTCTCCTGGGGTGGGGTGGGGGTGGGCTCCTCTGAGCGCACCTGGGAACCGGCGTCAGCCGGGATCGGGACAAGCGAGAGCTCAAAGGGCTCCCAGTCCACAGCACGCTCGATCGGCGTTATGCCAGTCTCATCGCGCTCCGTCTTGTGAACCTTGTAGCCCACAGAGACGTTGCGGATGATGCCGTCGCGCACGTCCTGGAAGAACGGCTCGACGTCATCCCGACGGCTGAACTTCACTAGAGCGCGGCCCTCGCTTCCGGTCAGCCATCCACGCAGCACCACACCGATCTGGTCTCGAAGGTCGTAGCTGCTGTGGGAATTCAGCAACGGCGCCCCAGCGTTCAGCCGGTCCAGACGAACTGCACCAGGCTGCAGGCTGAGTTCCTCGATGTAGTCGCCACGAGACCAGCTCGCGCGCTTCACCTGAGCGCCAGTCGTCCACACCAGCTCAACGGTCCGCTCCTCGACGTTGATCGTCGAGGGCTCGAACATTGCCCTGGTGTGTAGCAACTGATCTGCCATTGTGTCTTCCTTGCTCCTCGATTCTAGTGTCACCCTGAAGGTGCGGTTCCTGTTGCAGTACCGGCCGCCGGCACTGGGGTAGCGTCCGCTGGCGGCGCACCGGTCGGCGGCAGCGCTGTTCCTGCCGGCCGCCCCTGCGTCAGTCCCGCGGCGCTCACCTTCCGTGGGTCGATGTCCAGGGTGATGCCGGCCTCATCCAACATCTTCATCCACTCAATCCACAACTCGATCACATCCTCCGGCTCATAGCCCTCAGCGCGGATCGCCTCCTGCGGCGGCAGTAGACCGCTGCGGATTCGATCGCGCGTGCTGCTCGTCTCCGACTGCGGGTCGAACAGCTCGCGCTTCGGTGGCGTCCAATCTCCGGTCAGGCCATCGGTGTTGATGCCAACAGCACTGGATGCCGTAAAGAACCACCGCGCCACCTGCCGGAACACCGTCGGCTCCAGCTCCTGCCACGTGTCGCTTTTCAGCCGCCGCTGGAATCCAATCCAGCCCATCCGGCCCTGGGTGAAGCTGCCGCCGCTGTAGTCGCCCGTCAGCTCCTCATAGGTGATGCCAGCGCCGGCCGCGATCTCCAACAAGTAGGCCCTGATCGTCGCCGGCAACTCGTTCGCTACCGGTGGGTTGATCGTCCTGATGTCCTGTCCCGGGCCCAGGTGGACAATCCCGCCAGGCTCGATCCGCGAACCGATCGTGCTCTTCTGGGTGCCATTCGCATCTACATCAACAACAGCCGCTGCCAGGCACGCCGCAATCTTCTCCTTCATCAATCGAGCATCCATCAAATCCTGCACGTCTCGCAACCGCACGAGGACCGGCGCAAGGCATGTCACGCCCCGTGTCATCCCAGGGCGTTCCGGAGTGAACAAATGGATGATCTGCTCTGCTGGCACCGTGTTGCTCACCACGGTCGTCACACGATTTGCCCTTTCCCCCGGATGGTAGTTATATAGCCAATAGTAAGTAGCCTTGTCTTCTGCGTCATAAACAATGCCACGCTTTGTGTAACCGCCGCTTTCGCCGCCAGGGGTGTCGTGTGACTCATCGATCCAGTCGGCTTCCATCACCTGCAGTTGAAGTGGCACCCGCAGACCCAGCCGGCCTATCGTCGCTCTGCTCGGTGTGCGCCACCGGATCAGCACCTCGCCGCTGCCCTTCCACGCCTGCACCGCTTGCTTTACCAGGCCGTCGAAGTTGGCCTTGCCGTAGTAGTCGCACTGAATCGGATCCTTCATCCAATCCTGCATGAGCCGGGTTACAGCCTTGCCGCGGCTGCCGTTCTTCCGGCCATCCTTTGCCTTGAAGCTCCACCCTTCACCAATCAGGTTGTCGCTCCACACCTGCACAATCCTTCTGGCCCAGGGGTTGTTGCGAATCTGATCCCGCGCGCGGTCGCGCATGTCCCCAAACCCTTGAGCGCTTGCGGCATCTGCAGAGCCGCGCTGCGTCATCCAGTTGTCGGTCCGCCGGCCACGACCAGCCGCCGAATACTTCCGCATCTCGTCCAGCTGGAGGCGTGCCGCCTCACGGCGCAACGCCGCGCGGGGCGCGATGGCGGCCAGCAGCTGCTCTAAGGGGTTCATTCGTAATCGCGCACGAACGCCGGGTAGTCGATCCGCACCACCGGAGCGCTCACCGCCGACAGGCTCGCCATGATCATCACCCGTGCCTTCATCAGCTGCTCGATCGATTGGTAACGCACCACCTTGTCGTCATACCTGACCTCCAGGTAGCCGCCGGCGATCGCTCCCTCGATCGCTGTCAGGTGCGCCTGCGTGAACGTGTTCATCTGGGCCACCTCCGTCGCTGCATGCTACTCAGTCCCAGAACGAAGATCCGCCGCTCTCCTCCTCCTGATCGTCCTCCTGCTCTTTCACCGCTGTCGACACTTCCTGCGCCTGCAACGGCATCCCGTGCTCTTCGTCCCAACGCTCATCGCTCCACCGATCCGCACCCACCAGCGCCGCCCCGGCCCTGGCATAGATCCGGCAATCGAGCGCCTCGTTGCGAGGCCGGGTCTTCACCCACTCGAACCGGTTATACCCTCGCCGGTCGATCGTGTTGGTCAGCCGCTCTGCGCATAGCTGCCGGAAGAACTCCTCGCCGTGCTGTGGGAAGTGGCACCAGCCATGCGGCAGCGACTCACCCTCATCCGGTAGGCCCCGCCGCAGCCAGCCATAGAGCTCAGACTTCCCGGTGCTGCTGCCCACCGGCCACACCTTTACGCCGCCGCGCAGCGCCTTGCCGTTGCGCAGCACCTCCACCCGGCCCGGTGTGCCGATGATCGAGGTCTGGCTCTCCGGCCCACCCTTGACGGCGATAACCCGATTGCCGGCCTGGCTCCGCACCCACCGGTAGACCTCCTGGCTCCTGAACCCCGAGTCCACCGCCGTCATCCGGATCGGCAGCCGCTGCCCATCGCCGCGGCCAAACTCCGACCGCACGAACTTCGACAGCTCGCGCCATACCGCCGGCTGCGCCGTGTCACCCGCGAGCACCTGGTAGTCGAGGCTCCAGTTCTCCATCCCCTTGCCCCAGCCCACCACCTCCAACTCGAGGCGGTCCATCTGCACGTCCACGCCGCAGGTGATGAACACCACCCCATCAGGCACGCTGCCCAGTTCGTAGAGCTCCCGGCGGTTGTAAAGCGCTTCCCAGTCCGGGGCCTCGCCGTCGTCGTTCCAGCACTCCGCCAGCACCGTGTTGGTCCAGGGCTTCAGCTGCGCAGGGTTGTCCTTCGCCTTCTCGTACTCCACCGCCGCATCGATCCAGCTGAACCAACCCAGCGGGCTGTAGAGCGCCGAGCAGTGATAGCCCTGCGCCTGACGGTCCGGGAACAGCGGTTCCCACCACTCGTCATCAAACACATCCGGGTCATACCACCAGGCCTTCGCGTCCTCGCTGATGCCCTCGCCGCACTCCTCGCAGATCAGCACCGGCGGCATCCGCAGTGTGTTCGGCAGGCCCGGGTCCTTCGGGTCGTACCGGATCCGATCCCACCCGATCATCTGCCGGTGCCCGCAGTGCGGACAGGGCAGCAGCAGCCGCTGTTGGTTGCTCTCCTCCCACTTTGCCCAGACCGCACTCCGACCCGCCAGTGTCGGAGTCGACGTCCACGCCTGCTTCTTCCGCACGCCAAACGTCCGCGTCCGCGCGCTCACGATCGCCAGCGGGCTCCCCTCTTCGTCCACGTCCGGTGGCCACCGGTCGATCTCGTCGCCGCCCAGGAACCGGATCGGCATCGACGCCAGGCCGCTCGCCGCGTTGGCCCCACCGAGGATCAGGAACCCGCCGGTGAACTCCTTCATCAGCTGCGTGTTGCCCGAGTCCCGCTCGCGCGGGGCCTTTACCTTCTGCTGCAGGCTCGGTGTCGCCTCGACCATCGGGGCGATGCGCATCTTGCTGTAGCGCTTTGCCAGGTCGATCGTCGGCTGCACGAACAGCGCCGGGCCCGGCTGGATGTCTATCACGTAGCCCATCCAGTTGTTCAGCATCTCGCTCTTCCCCATCTGCGCACCGAACACCAGCACCACCTCCTGCACCGTGCTCGTCGCCGAAAGGTCGTCCATGGGCTTGCGGAGATAAGGGGTTCGCGCCGTTCTCCACGGGCCGTGTTCACTCGACGCTTTGCTGCTCAGCACCCTCCGCTGATCCGCCCACTCGCTCACCGTCAGCAGCGGGTCCGGGCGCATCCCGCGCCAGAACGCCAGCAGCGCTTCCTCAGGCAACGCCAGCGGCACGCACCAACTCCTCCAGGGCTCTCACATGATGCTGGTCGATCACTTGCATCACCGCTGCGCGCTGCTCCTGGCTCAGCCCGCCGACCGCTGTTGCAATCTCGCCCACCATCTGCTGGCTAGTGCGCAGCACCGCATCACGCACCTGCATTCCCGCCGCAGCGAATGCTCGCTCCGCCGCCGCCTTCTCTAGCAGCTTGCCGCTCCGCTCCTCGTAATCGAGCTTCAGCAGCATCGCCTTGTAGCCCTCGGCCGCAGCCTTTGCTGAGTTGTACGTGCCAGCAGTGCCACGGTTGCCAGGCGGATCTGGCGGCGCCACCGGCCCCGGCGGCTCGACATCCTCCCCTCTCGCCCGTGCTTTCCCCGCGTTGATCTGCGCTGCACTCCTCACCCTGCCCGGTTCGGTGTTGCGCTCCCACTCGATCTCCGCAATCTCCGGGTCGATCACCCACCCGGGCCGGCCCGTGGATCCCTTCGGCTTCGTCTTCTCCAGCTGGGCGCTGCGCTCCAGCCGGCCAGTCCTGATCGCCTTCCGAACTGCCTGCGGGCTCACGCCCTTCCTGGCGGCGAACTCAGCGACGGAGATCAGCACGTCTTGACGGAGTACCCAGCCTCAACCAGCAGAGGAAGCAGTTCTGCCGGCGCAGCACCGATCAGCTCGATCAGCATGTCCAGCCCCGCCAAGCCACGCACCAACGCCACCAGCTGGTCCAGCAAAAGCACCGCATGGCCGCGGCCCTTCAGCATGTCGTCCACCGTCACCTCGGGGCCCACTGCGCCAAACGTCAACCGCATCGGCCAGGCCTTCACGTGGCCATCCTCGCCCCAGTGACAGCCGTGGCTGATCGTCACCTCAATCATCGAAGCCCGGCACAAAATGCCGTGGAGGGGTCACCACATCCTGCCAGGGCATCAACACCAACGTCACCGCCCCCGCCGGCAGCGGCCGAATCCACCGATCCCGGGCCGTCTTGTCCCAGCACCAGGGCCCCGTCATCCATTCCCCACAGCCGGCAGTCCGGCAGGTCCCTCAGCACCCCATCCACTCCCTGCAGAGCGTCGCCAGGGCCTCCGGCATCCCCTCCAGCCCCCAGCGCTCCTTCGCCATCCGTGCAGCACCCAGCACCGCCTCGCGGTCATCCCACCGCATGTTCAGGCTGAACACGTGCCGCTCTTCCACCTCGCCGCTCTCATCCTCAGCGGTCGTGCCATCGTCCTCAGGCTCCGGCGGGGCCGCCCCGGGCCGCCCGGCCTCGGGCTCCACACGTTCGTTTGCGTTGCTGGTTCCCCCGCCGCCCATCTCCTCGAGCACCAGCAGCTCCAGGCCATCATGCAGCCGTTGCAGCTCGTCCTCGTCAAAGCCCAGCAGCCTGGGGTCCAGGTCGATCGCCGCCAGCTCCTTCGCCAGCAGCTCCTGGTCCCACGTCGCTCCCTCCGCCAGCCGGTTGTCCGCCAGCAGGTACGCCCGCCGCTGCACCTCATCCAGGTGGTCGAGCACCACCACCGGCACCTCAGCCAGCCCCAGCAGGTGCGCAGCCTGCAGCCGGCCGTGGCCCGCCAGGATCCCATCCGCGCTGTCCACCAGGATCGGCGCGGTGAAGCCGAACTCGCGGATGCTCGCCGCGATCTGCTCCACCTGCCGATCGGAGTGGACCCGCGCGTTGTTCGCATAGGGCCGCAGCCGCTCCAGCGGCCACATCTCCAGCCGCTTGGCCATCGCAGGAATGCTCACGTCGCTCATGCCCTCATCAGGCCATCAGCACCCATCGTTGCGCAACCATGCGTCCCCCTACCGTTGGCTCCTCCCTGATCAATTTCTGGCGCAGCACGCCCCAAACAGACCGCTCAGGTTCTCGCAATAACGGCCGGCTATTGAGAAACTCAGTCAGGGACTGGCTTTTGCAACCCGGAAAATTTGCTGGCTCTAGCGAAAAATCGGGAGTCGCGGACCCGCAAGGGGTGTGGTCGTCGGAGGACCCAAAAGGTGGGGGCGGGGGGGGGTGGTGCGGAAGTTGCGGAATGGTTGCGAATCAGCCCCTGCCGTATCCCCTGCCCATGGCCCCCAGGGCGCGAAGGATGCCGGACTCGAGAGCGTCCTCGATGCGCACCTCGGTGCGCGCCTGGAGGGCCGGGGACCACTTGCCTCCGGTGTAGACCGCGTGGATGGAAGGGCCGTGAATGACGTCGAGCGGCATGCGGGCCTTGCCGCGGCGTTTGAAGGGCAGGCCCTTGGCCATGAAGCCGGACTTCACCACGGTGCGTTCGCCCCGGAAGATGCTCATGCTGAGCCCCGTGTTGGTCTGGCGAGGCTTGAACTGCATGGCCGTGATGGGCTTTCGGGAGGTACGCAGGATCGCGGTCTGCCCGGCGTCACGGAACTGGGGCTGCGAGACGTCCTGCTTGATGCGACCGGCGGGAATGGCGTAGCGCTGGCCGATCGACTTGGCCAGGGTGGTGCGGCCGGCACGGGCGGCATCACGGACACCGGCCTTGATGGCCTTGGGGATGTCCTGGGTGGAGAGCTGCCCCAGGGTGCGGGAAAGGGCCTCGTCGCCAAGGATGCGGGCGCTGATGTCGATGCGTGCCATGGGTGCCTCCAATGGGCCCAGTCTGCCAACCTTCTGAGCTTTCCAACCTGACCAACCTGCTAACCATTTCCCTTACGCGGGTCCACATGCCCCCTTTACCCCCTATTCTCCCCTTCTATATCTACTATCCCATTTAAGTTGGAAGGTTAGAAAGGATAGAAGACACGTTGGCATGAATGGGGTTTGGGGCTTCCAACCTCGCTGAGTGAGGTTGGAAGAACACCCACTTGAGGCGACCATCAACGGTGGCCCGACGCTTGGCCCATCCAACCTCACGCATGATGCTTCCAACCTGCATCTGGTCGGCACGTGTCTGCTGACCGATGGGTTTCTGGACTGCTTCGGTCAGCAGGAGCTCCGAAGTGATGACCCTGTTGAAGTTGGCTGGAGCGCGCAGCCAGGCCTCGATGGGCTCGCGCCAGGGGTTGGAAACCTGGTAGGCCTCGTTCTCTCGGTTGACCTGCAACGAGAGATCGAGGGGGAGGTAGTTGGGGTCTCCGGCGCGGTGGGCATGTACAGCGGCGGCCCAGATTGCGTCGCGCTCGGCCGCCAGGGTGCCGGTGTCGATCGGCTCGGCCTCATGGCGGGTGGTGGGGATCACCCAGAAGCGGCGGTTGCCGGTGTCGTCGACCAGGAAGCCTTCGGTGCGGTTGGTCGAACCGACGATGATGCCGCGGCGTGGTGTGTGCTCCACCGCCTTGCCGTAAGGGGCCCTGAAGAGGTCGGACTGGGTGGTGAGGAAGGACTTGATCTGGCCGGCGTGTTTCCGGGAGGTGACGTGATCGAGCTCAGCCCACTCCATGATCCAGCTCCTGTGGAGCTTCAACAGGTCGTCCTTGCTGCTGAGATCGCCTAGGGAGTCGGAAAAAAAGGGCCCACCGAGGACGGACCAGAAGGAGGACTTCCTGGCTCCTTGGTCGCCGGAAAGGATGCAGGTGGTGTCGTGCTTCGAGCCAGGGTTAAAGGCACGGCGGACTGCACCGATGAGGGTGCAGCGGAGCATGTGGTCGTAGAGAGTGGGGCCGCCGTGGTTGGCATCTCCGGGGCGGAGATAGGCGGTGGCGAGGCCGTTGATGTAGGCCGGGGCCACGGTGGCGGCCACGTGCTCCAGATAAAGGATCACGGGGTCGTAGGGGTGCTCGCGGGCCACCTGCACCAGGGCATCGACGGCGAGTTCTTTGGAGACCTTGAAGCCCTGATCAGCAAGGGAGAGGTAGAAGCGCTCGGCCCCTTCGAGGGGAGCGCCATCAACCTCGACCTGCTGATGGAAAACGTTCCACCGGATGCGCTGGCCGTCATGGGCCTGCTGGCGGAGCATGAAGAGGATCTCAGCCGCTTCGAGCTTCAGGGGCTTGGCGAGGGCAGGTGCGTAGGACTGCTGCTGCTTGGCTTGCTCCGGCCCCGGCGAAGTTGCCTGCGACTGGGGCGGGGATAGCGGGGGCAGAACAGGGCTCTGCTTACGAATGTGGAACCGGAGGCGATCGTGCAACTTCTCATCAGGCGTGGAGGGCCTGGGGCTGCGGGCCTCGGCGCCGTCGAACCGATGCCAAGCCTTCTTCTCGTCGAAGTCGCGGGCCTTCCCCTTGGCGGCCTGGATGTGAAGCGCGAAGGCTTGGGACGCGGTGAGATCGGGGGTGTAACCCTGGGCGCGAATCCAGGTCTCAGTGCCGCGGAGATCGAGGGCAAGGGCCAGCTGGTCATCGTTCCAGGAGCCTGGAGTGCCGCCGGAGTCAATCAGCTCGTGTGAGGTGCGGCTGATGAAGTCGAGAAGCGGCAGCGGACCATCAACCGGTGGTGGTGGTGATGCGGGCCGGTTGTCGGAGGTGATGAACGGCAACTGCTCGGGTTCGGGCTCTGGCTGATCCAGCAGCAGCTCGATGAGCGGCGTGGGCGCATCGGCTAGGGCCTGCTCTGATGGGCCGCGGCCGTTGAGCCAGCGATAGCCGTTCGTCTCTGGGTGGTGGCCAGCAACAACTGAGTAGTGGCGTGCCCAGCGGAGGTCGATCTGCTCAGCCTTGCCATCAGGACCAAGCACCTTGGTGGGCTTGCCAGTGGCAGGGTCAGGATCACCGGTAAACCAAACGCGGCGATTGCGAAGAGCGGGCCAGAACTGCTCAGGAACGGTGTAGATGATCTGGAAGCGACCATCGCGGCCTGAGGTCATGGCCCACGATTTGGGCAGTGAGCGCAGTGGGATGCCCAAGCGCTCCAGCTGCGCGGTGGCCGTGATGCCGTCGTGGTCTACGAACAGGAGGCCACCGGATGCGGGGCCTGCCTGAACACCAATAGCCTGTGCGCGACCGGAAGTGATCTCGGCCGCCATCTGGGCCTTGGTCATGGGTTGCGTGGCCCAGTTCCAGTCCTTAATGTACGGCCGCTTATTGGGGCCGATGGCGACAAAGGCCCAGTGTTCTGGCAGCGCCTGGAGCTGCTGCAGGAGCTGCTGTGTCACGGGGCTTCCCGAATGGCAGAGGCGGCTCGTTGAAGGGCATGGAGGATCTCTGGCTTGGCGTCAGGCGAGTAGCGGCAGTCGATGATGGCCTGCTCGCGAAACTGCCGCAGGATGCGAAGCGTCCGCTCCCGCTCATGCATCACGCCAGCCCGCCAGGCGGTGGAGTCGGGAATGGCGAGGATGTCGGTGTCGCTCAAGGTTGCACCTCTGCCTCAGGCTCCAGCTCTGGGAAGGCAGGAAACGAGAAGGAGTTGACCAGCTCAATAGGCGTGAGGCCCCGATCCTGGGCAGCACAGCTGAGCCGGTTGGTGAGGATTCGGCAGTGCTTTACCGTGGCCTCCGTCACGTAAAAAGACCAGTTGCGGAAACGGATCTGGTAGGTCGCCCAATCCTCTGGTTTCAGTGCCCAGGTCAAGGCCTGCTCGTTCGATTGGCAGTCGCAATGGTTTGCGTCGCGGTAGAGGCGCCGCAGACGGACCATTGCGGTCTCGGGGGCGATGGTCATGGTGGGAAGCAGAGTGCCCACCGACGCTACGAGCGGCAGCTGCTGCAGGCCTGTTGATTGCAACAGTGCTTTACATTCGCAGAATGGATAGAGCGTCGGGGACTGAACGTGCGATGCCGGCCATGCCACCTGCCTGCTGCACCAAGTTGATGAAGGCCTGCTGGTGCTCAGTTGGGCGGCCTCGGTCCTTGACCTCGACGGCGGAAAAGACGGCGACGCGCTGGCCCACCATCTCGGGGGTGATGGTGATGGTGCGGAAACCAATGAGATCGCTGCTCCCGGGGCAGAGGCCGTAGCGCACCAGCTGGCCTTGGGCATCGCGAAGTGCCCCGACGTTGTTGCGCCAGAGGCGAGCGGGGCCACTGCCGGCCGCCAGCTGGATCTCCGACTGAATGTGCCGCTCATCCGAACGCTCGGGCATGGGGCTGACCTCTAGCTGCAAGCATGTGCGCGACCCATCCTGGCTTATAGCCCCGCTCACGGGCGATCGCTTCGAGCTCCTCGCGAGTGCGGGCCTGAGCCACCTCGCGGCGCTCCTGCCTGCGCAATTCGGCGCCGGTGAGCTCCCGCAGATCGCCTTCGATCACCTTCAGTTCCCGGCGGGCCTGCTCAAGGACGTGGCCGCATTCTGGGCATGGGTTGGCGGTGGAGGGGATGGCTGCGAAGCACTTCATGCAGATGCGGATGGGAATGGCCTGGCTTGGTTTTTTGGCCTTGCCCTTGGGCCGGCCCTCCAGGGACCACTCGCGGGGATCTGTGGGGAGGCCGTGGCGCAGGGTGTTGCCCACGTGGTCGTTGATCACAGCGTGAGGCTTGCCGGGGCATGGGCGAAGTACGCGGCCGGCCTGTTGGAGATGCAGGCCCAGCGAGTCGGTTGGGCGGAGCAAGATCGCACCGGTGACGCTGGGGATGTCGGTGCCCTCGCTGATGATGTCGCAGCTGGTGAGCACCTTCAGCTGACCGGTGCCCAGGTCGTTGATGGTGCGGCGGCGGATGCCCTGGTCCATGGTGCCGTCGAGGCGCGCGGCGCTGATGCCCTGCTCGCGGAACGCCTCGGCCACGGCATCGGCGTGAGCGACGGAACAGCAGAAGGCGATCGCGGTGCCGTTGTGCACCGGCTCGATGGTGCGGCGGTAGTGGGAGACGGCATCGCCCATGGCCTGGCCCTGGCGAAGGATGGTGTCGGAGTCGTGGCGACCATTCTTGGTGTCGAAGCGCTTCACCGCCGACAGGTCGATGCCGGGCGGTGCGAAGATCCGCGCCTTGACCAGGAAGCCCTCGTCGGTGAGCCAGCCGGCGTCGGGGCCCTCGATCAGCACGTCGAACTGATCACCGAGGCCGCGGCCATCGAGGCGCTCAGGAGTTGCGGTGACCCCCAGGACATGGGCCCGGGGCATGGCGGCCAGCACCTTCGCCCAGGTGCCGGCGACGGCATGGTGGGCCTCGTCGACGATCAGCAGCTGGAAGAACTCGGGCGGGATGGTGTGGAGCCGCCGGGCGAGGGTCTGCACGGATGCCACCTGCACGCCCTGGCGAAGATCCTGGCGGTAGCCGGCGGCGATGACGCCATGGTTGCAGCCGATCGCGTGGAGGGAGCGAGAGGACTGATCCACCAGCTCCTGCCGGTGCACGAGGATGCAGACCCGGTTGCCGCGGATCGCTGCCTGCTCGGCGATGTGGACGAAGGTGTAGGTCTTGCCGCCGCCGGTGGGCAGGACGAACAGAACGCGACGGTGGCCAGCCATGTAGGCACCGCGGATCTCGGCGACGGCTGAGGCCTGGAAGGGACGGAGAGAGACCACGGGGGAGAGCGTGTGCTGGGGGGTTGACTGTGACGGGAGAGTGCCCGATCCTCCCGCGAAATCAAGACCTTACGCAAGTATGTAACGGTATGCGACGTGATGGAGCGGGATGCGCCGGGATGTCTGTAGGGTCGGAAGCGACCCCCGCAATTCACAGATGAGGGAATGGTTCGACTCCATCAGGGCGACCTGGTGGGCCTTCCGGGACATCCGGGAGGCAAGCCTGGCGGAGCTCCGCCAGCAACGGCAGCAGGAGCGGATTCGCGCGATGAGCGACGAAGAGCTGATGCTGTGCGCCCGTCAGTGGGGCGGGCATGTGGTGCGGCCTGAGCTGCGCCGCCGCGGCCTGCCGATCCCTGGGGAGCGGACCGGTGCCTGAGCTGATCCACCACGAAAGCCTGACCAACGAGGCCTACCAAAGCCTGAAGGCGGTCAGCCCCAGCCAGATCAAGGTGCTGGGCCGCAGCCCGCTGCACTACTTTGACCAGTTCCTGGCGGAGGACCGGGAGAAGCGTGAGCCGACCCCAGCGATGCTGATGGGCACCGCCCTGCACACCGCCGTCCTTGAGCCGGAGCTGTGGGGCAGCACCATCGCGGTGCCGCCGCATAGCTTCGACCGCCGCACCAAGGTGGGCAAGGAGCTGGCGGCCGAGTTCGAGCGCGAGAGCGCCGGGAAGATCGTGCTCTCCCCGGAGGACGCGGACCAGGTGCGCAGGATGGCGGACGCCGTGCGGAAGCATCCTGCTGCTGGCTTCCTGCTGGAGCTCCCCGGCCGGCGGGAAGCCAGCTACACCTGGAAGGATCCAGCCACGGGGCTGGAGTGCAAGACGCGGCCGGACTGGCACAGCGAGGACCGGCGCATCGTGGTGGACGTGAAGACCACCAAGGACGCCAGCCGGGTGGAGTTCGCGAAAAGCATCGCCAACCTCGACTACCACGTGCAGGCGGCCTGGAACCAGGGCGCGCTGCAGGCCGAGCAGTTCCTGACGATCGCGGTGGAGAACGTGCGGCCCTATGCCGTGGCGGTCTACCCCGCGAGCGGTGCGCTGATCGCTGCCGGCCAACGGCGGATCGAAGCGGCGATGGAGCTGCTGGCCGAGTGCTGGAAGTCGGGCCGATGGCCTGGCTACGGCGACCTGGTGCAGGAGCCGATCGAGCTGCCCGGCTGGTGCCGGGACTGACCATCAACCCTATTGAGAACCATTCGCATTAAGCCCATGACCGATTCCACGGCACTCACTCTTCAGCCGGCGCAGCAAAGCCCCGGCGCTCTCGCCTTCCTCCACGACGGTGCTGCCTTCGAGCACCTGTGGCGTGTGGCCAAGGCGTTCAGCATGTCCGGCATGGTGCCGGGCCATTTCCAGGGCAAGCCTGAGAGCTGCATGGTCGCCCTGATGTATGCCCAGCAGCTGGGCGAGCATCCGATGGTGATGTTCCAGGAGGTGACCGTGATCAACGGCCGCCCGGGGACGAGCGCCAGGTTCGCCATTGCCCGCGCGAACAAGTCGGGCCTGCTCCAGGGCCCGATCACCTGGAAGTCAAAGGGCCAGGACGCCGCGCTGGAGGTGACCGCAAGCGCGGTGCTGCGCGAGACCGGCGATGTGATCACCGCCACGGTAACCATGAAGGAGGCCGCGGCCGATGGCTGGACGCGGAACAGCAAGTACAAGTCGATCCCGGAGCAGATGCTGCGGTGGCGCGCCGCGACGCGGCTGATCAACCTCTACATGCCGGAGGTGCTGTTCGGCCTGGGAGTGCGCGAAGAGGCTGAGGTGCGGCCGGTGACGGTGCGCGACCAGCCGGCCGAGGGCGGCAACGTGGTGGCGGACCTGAACCGCCAAATCGCGGCCGCTGCTACGGGCCAGACCGATGCAGTGTCGGAGTCGGATTCTGGCGAAGAAGTAACAGTCGAACCTGTGGCGGTGCTGCAGGATGAGAACCAATCCGCAATCAAAGATCCTTTCTAATGGGAGACAAAGCGTTTTTGACGAGCGAAGAGCTGTCCGATCGATGGCGGCTCAGCGACCAGACGTTGGCCAACTGGCGCTATGCAGGCAAAGGCCCGCCATTCACTCGGGTTGGCAGCCGGGTTTTATATCCCATTGATGGGATCAACGCTTTCGAGAACGAGAAACTGAGCACCAACCGGCTCAGTTTCTCGGAAGATCAACAATCACCAGTAACAACGTGAAAGACCCAATCGCAATTCTGCTTCGTGCAAGCGTGCATCAGTTCATTGGCCGACTGGGCCGTGATCCAGAGATCCGTTACTTCGAGGGCGGCAAGTGTGTCGCCAACGCCAGCATCGGCATTAACTGGCTGTCTGATAAGGACCAGACGGACTGGATCAAACTGGAGGTCTGGGGCGAGCCTGCGCAGCAGTTCGCTGATGCCTGCCGCAAGGGCTACCAAGTGCATGTGGCGGGTCGGGTGAAGACCGATCGGTGGACGGACCGGGCCACCGGCGAGGAGAAGATGCAGCCGTGCTGCAGGGTGGAGAGTTGGAAGGTGCTGTCGACGCCCCAGGGCGGGCAGGCAGCACCTGCAGCACCTGCAGCACCTGCAGCACCTGCAGCACCTGCAGCACCTGCAGCACCTGCAGCACCTGCAGCACCTGCAGCACCTGCAGCACCTGCAGCACCTGCAGCACCTGCAGCACCTG